GAAGTTATGGATGTATGCGGCTGTGGTGATACATTTTTAGCATCATTAACTGCCCAATACCTATTTACAAAAGACATAGAAAAAGCTATAATATTTGCTAACGTTGCCGCAGGGATTACTGTTCAACACCGCGGTAACTACGCACCTTCATACGACGAGATTAGAAATGCCGGATATTGATATTGACTTTGCCGATAGAAAAAAAGTCCTGGATGTTATCCAGCACGTCCCTGCGGCAATAAAGGAAAATAGTACTTTTAAAAAGCACAATACTGGCGTATATTGTCATGCTATACCGTATAATCCGTTAACAGACACAGCCAGCATAGAATACAAAAAAGCCGAAGATAGAGGCTACTTTAAGATAGATTTTTTGAATGTAAGCATATATAAAGATATAAGAGATGAAAACCATCTTAACACTTTAATGGAAGCAGAACCACTATGGGACCTTTTAGAGCAGGACGATTTCAGCAACTTACTATTTCACGTCAACGGGCACGGCTCCATCCTGAGACAGATGAAACCGACGAGTATACTCCAACTAGCGGCAGTTTTGGCTATGATACGCCCCGCCAAGAGACATTTGATTGGGGAGAGTTGGACTACGGTTATGGAGACGATTTGGACGAAACCCACTGACGGTGAATACTACTTTAAGAAGGCTCATGCAGTGGCCTATGCAATGGCAGTGGTAGTACAGATGAATTTAGTTTGTGAAAAGATTAGCTATAGTTACTCTTAACTGATCGAACTAATTGAATTGATTTTCTTTTAATACGTTTCTCAGCAATTTCACTTAGGTTTACTGTTGGTCCAAATATTAACTCTGCATCTTTTGAGTTAAACGTTTTTATAAATGGCCTAAACACTTGCATTTCTGTTTTTAGAAAAATGTTTATTGGTATTTTTCGATTGCTCTCCCACCACCAAACTTCTCCCATTTCTAAGAAAAGTTTGCGCTCTGTTTCACCTAGTATCATAGATAAATCATAAATGCTGGCTATGTAGTCGTCAAAGTTGATGACTATGCCTACGTATTCTTTATCATTCGATTTAACGCATGAAATAAAGGGAAAATTGTCTCGGAACTGATCGCTCATTGTTTTTAAATAAATACTCTTATGCAAAATTTACCAATCTATTTATATCCAAATACTCTCGCCGTTATATTAGATTTGGACGCAACTACTAGGGGAGTTAATCAGGTTATGTATCAACGAGACTTAAAAATACAAAAAGGGATTAAGAACCAAGTTCGAGTCCAGTTTAAAAACAGCGATCAGAAAAAGGTTACGATTCATAGTACCCAAACATTTGTGTTTAGTATGTTTGATGCAATTAACCAACGACTGATAGTAGAGAAAGAATTAGATGTTTTAGATCTTGGTACTACTGCTACAAGAGGCATGGCCCTGCTAACGCTTAATGAAAGTGATACATTAGATTTAGATAGATCCAGCTATCAATATAGCGTAAAGTTGCTTGATACTGATGGTAGTTATACTCCCGCATATTCAAATACTTATTATGGAATGAACGGTACCCTACACCTAAGTAATGATATTTTTCCGGTGCTAAAAGACAGCGTTTCAGTTACTACATTTAATCCAGTATGGAACGATGCAATTAGTCTGTATGAAAATTTCAGCGGCAACCTTTATGCAGATCCAGCATTTAATGGAAACTCAGCATTGCATACTGTAGCCGTTTATATGACCGCTTACAAAGGCACTGTTTACGTTGAAGCCACATTAGACAACACTCCGGATAGCAGTGAAAACTATTCTGTGGTTAGTACATTAACTTATAATGGTTATACCGGAATTGGCTACGCTAATTTTAATGGGGTATATTCATATATTCGAGTTAAGCACGTTCCTGCTAAAGGCCCTACTGATGTGGACAATAGAAATACTGCATTCTCCGGAACAGTTGACAAAATCCTCTATAGAAGTTAAACTGTATGTGTGAACGATATACAATCTGCATTACTGACGTTACTTCCTCCTAAACGAAAACTAACTTCTGGTGGTTGGACGAGTTTTGATGCGCCCTGTTGTTCTCACAGAGGCGAACGCAGAGATGATAGACTACGTGGTGGTGTCAAGCTAGACAAAGATGGATTTGTCTATCATTGTTTTAACTGTGGATTTGCCGCAGGGTGGACACCCGGAAAAATTCTAAGTAAGAATACAAGAAACTTGTTCCAATGGATTGGAATGAGTGAAATAGATATTGGAAAACTTAATCTGGCTACCATGAAGATCAAAGATGATCAGCCAGTACTTAAGAAAGCACTTAATCTAACACTACTAGAGAAACAGTTACCTGATGAATGTAAAAGTGTAGGGGAATGGGTAAAGACCGGATGTCAGGACCCTGATCTCGTAGCAGTGATAAATTATTTGCTAGATAGGGGAATGAACTACGAGTGGTATAAATGGCACTGGAGTGCAGCCCCGGGATTTCGTGACAGAGTTATAATTCCATTCTATCAAGATGGAAAAGTTGTAGGCTACACTGGACGTAAAATTAAGCCAGGTAAGCCTAAGTATCTTACAGATAGCCAAAGCGGCTATGTGTTTAATATAGATGCCCAGCATTATAGTCGTAAGTATGTAATTGTATCAGAAGGTCAGTTTGATGCCATTGCTGTAGACGGTGTTGGCATTATGACCAACGAGCCTAATGAAGCTCAAGTGACTAGATTGAATACATTAGCAAGAGAAGTTATAGTAGTACCTGATAGAGATAGACCAGGCGCTAAGATGCTCAAGAGTGCAATTGCCAATGGATGGAGTGCTAGTTTACCACCGTGGGGCAATGATGTTAAAGACATTGCAGATGCTGTAAAAAAATATGGACGCTTGTATGTGCTAGCCACAATTCTACACTACAAGGTCTCAGGTGAGATAAAAATAAATTTAATGAAGAAAAAATTAGAAGCAATACAAGATGATGAATAAAAAAGAAAAACACGTAAAACCAAATTACAACTACGACATTCAAAAATTATATCTTGAAATGTTTATGAGCGATGCAGAGACATTTGTCCGCTGCCAAAACATTTTTGACCCGCTAAACTTTGACCAACGACTGCAAGACATTGCATCATTTATTACCAAGTATGTAGATGAGTATAAGGTAATGCCCGAAGCAAATATTGTCAATGCCAGTACGGGTTCAGATTTAAATCCTGTACAGTTGCCCCGAGAAAATTACGACTGGTTAATGAACGAGTTTGAAAACTTTAGTCGACATAAGGGCCTAGAGCGAGCTATCATTGATTCTAGTGACCTATTAGAGGCCGGCGATTATGGTCCGGTTGAAAAGCTGATTAAAGACGCTATCCAGATCAGTTTGAACAAGGACATGGGCACTGATTATTTTGAAGATCCTAGAGCACGTCTTAATAAACTTAAAGATGGTAATGGGCAGATTAGCACAGGATGGCCCAGCATTGATAAGAAACTTTATGGTGGATTTAACCGAGGTGAGTTAAACATTTTCTGTGCAGGATCCGGTGGCGGCAAGAGTTTGTTCTTAGCCAACTTGGGAGTAAACTGGGCACTTGCAGGACTTAATGTATTGTATCTTACATTTGAATTGGCTGAAGGTCTAGTATCTATGCGTTTGGATTCTATGATGACAGGTATTAGTACTCGTGAAGTGTTTAAGAGCATTGACGATGTTGAGCTCAAGGTTAAGATGCTAGGTAAGAAGGCGGGCCACCTGCAGGTCAAATATATGCCAAGTGGTAAAAACTGTAACGACATTCGTGCATATTTGAAGGAGTATCAAGTTAAGAAAGGGTGTAAGCCCGATGTTATTCTAATCGACTACTTAGACTTAATGATGCCGTTGAGTGTTAAAGTTAGTCCCAGTGACTTGTTTGTCAAGGACAAGTATGTGTCAGAAGAGATTCGTAACTTGGCCATGGAAACACAATGTATTACTGTTACGGCTAGTCAGTTAAATCGTTCAGCAGTTGAGGAAATTGAGTTTGATCACAGCCACATTTCGGGTGGTTTGAGTAAGATCATGACAGCAGACAATGTAATTGGTATCTTTACTAGTAGGGCTATGAAAGAACGTGGACGTTATCAAATCCAGTTTATGAAGACACGTAGTAGTTCGGGCGTTGGACAGAAAGTTGATCTTGAGTTCAACGTAGAAACACTACGAATCACTGACCTAGGTGAAGATGAACAAGAGTCTAGCTTTAACCAAGGTGGTGGAAGGCAGACTGGTGGTCAGTCTGGGGGAAGTAGTGTATATGCTGGACTAAAGCGCACTAGCACAGTGACTACTACTACAGACCCTGAGACAGGAGAAATTTTAGAAGTGGATCCTAATCAAGGAAATCCTGTGACCAAATCTAAACACAGTAAAGGTGTTGCCGATATTCGAAATATCTTAGCAGGGCTTAATAGCGAACGAGATTAAAACCAGGTATTGACCTGCATACGACCACTTTCGGCAATGATCTTATGCCATTGGTCTATATCAT